CTTCAAGATATCCTGTGTTTGCTCCCGGCACTTGTTCATAAGTAGCCATTGTCTGATACTTTGGTGAAAAATCACCGTAATGCATTGCCGCGTCTTCAGGGGATACTTCACCTGCTTTTATCTTAGCTCCTGTCCAAGCGGCGGCCTGCGTATTCTTTGCATCCCAGTCTGTAAACCCACCGATAGCATTTTTGTTTAAGTCGCGCTCAATGATGGCTGTTTGCTCATCCATAAATGCATGTTGCTGTGGGCTGAACCCTGCGTCCCAAGGCTTACCTTCTGGGAACTTACCTGTCGGCGGATGAGTGTAGCCAAACGCTCTGCCCTGCCAGATATCGTGTACTGCTGTATTGGCTGTCTGCGGATTCCAAGCCATGCTTAAATTATCTGCAAATGGTTGGCGCTTTGGCCCAAGATGTGCGCGATCGCCCTGTAAAGCGTACTCAATTAGTGGTGACTGGCTAGATGGGAATCTGCCTGTGTTTACAGGCATTCCTGATGCCGCTTGGTTCACTCCCTTTACGGTAAATCCAAGGTTAGCGTCAACGCCAGTACCTTGAGATGTGATACCAATAATATCAGCAATAGATTGTTGGCTCCCCGGCGCTGTCCTGTTGATCCAGTTGCTTGATTCTTTGTACCAATCTCTACCCGCCTGACCTAGATTTACTAGATCCATGTAATCACTACGCATTTGTGCGGCTTGAGCTTCATTGGTTACATTGCGAGGCGCTCCTGCGAATGGCTTCACCTTGCCAACACCCTGCCTTTGTGTCGGTGCGGCAGGAGTGGCTACTTGACGAGCGGCATATTCTAGGGCGTCAGCGTATGGGATGTTTGTCTCTTCTGCAATGCGTTGCGCTATTAGCTCTACATCTGTTTTGCCAGTTGTGTTGACCACTCCTCTGATGATGTCATCAAGTAATCCTATTGTGGTCTTGCCGATCTGAGTTGTAGCCATTCAACGCATCCTAAGTATGTGATCACCCGGACATTTTACCACTAAACAGTGATTAGGCTACACCCGCAATATTTCTTCGTATTGGCGTATCCCACGAGTCGGATTGATGGATGCCTTGTCGATAGACGGCCACCAAGCCAAAAGCATCAGCGCCGTGGGATGCCCAGTCATGCTCAGGGCCGAGACCGAGACCTCTGGCCTCGTCACGTTTCTCGTGATACCAACCGAGTGCCTCTCGTCCGCCTTTAGTGTTTTCATCGTGGAATCTGCAGGATGGGAACATCCGGCGGGCCGCTTCGATGCGGGACAGTACAGCGCCTGCGCCTTGATTCTTGATAGACTCAACAGTGAATCCGGCATCTTGCAGGAATCCTTCCGGTGTAACCTTGTAGACCATGTCATGCTTCCTGCCATCGTGCGGCAGTACCATGAGCGCATCCTCGTAGCCCTTGGCTCGCAACCAGTTTACATGAGACTCAAACGGTTGACCTACTGCCTCGTAGTAGTCGATCAGCCTGACTTCTTCGCCGATGTACTGAACAATCCAGATAGCAGTCGCATCCGACTTCTTGGACGTTCCACCGATGTCCCACACGGCATGTAGTTTGATAAGAGGATCTTTTCCAAAGAATCCGATTCTACCTTCAAGTGCCGCTTCCGATAGGTGTCTAGCATAATACGCACCTTCCAAGACAGTAGCATACTCACCTTCCCATACATGTGGATACCGATCGGGAGTCATGCGTAAGCAATCGTCCTTCTCTTGCAATAGTACCTTACTGATCCACGGGTTGTGCTTCCAGTTGGCGTTGACGACTACCGAGCCTGTTGGAGTGTTCTCACCTCGTAGTAGTTGATCGATCGCATCTGTTGGTCTGTTCGGGTTCCATGATGCCCAGATCTCTGAACCTTCCTTACGCATGGTTGGCGTCAGTAGCTCTAGTGACCTGTGGCTGAGTGACTGAGCCTCTTCAATCCACGCTCGGTCAAAACCTTCCAGTGACTTGATAGAGTCAGCAGTATGGTCTTGCATCCCGGTAAAGATGATCACTCCATCGCCCGGCGTCTCGATGACTTCCCGGTACACTTTGAAGCCTGCCCTTTCTCCGAGGTTGTACGCTTGGAGCTTATCCTCGATCAAACGCTTAGATGATTGCTTCAGTGACTTCTGCACTTCCCGGATACATGCCGCTCGCATGCCCGGTATCCTGACTGAGTCTTCGATCAGTAGCTCGGCAAAGAAGTGAGACTTGCCTGAGCCTCGGCCTCCCCATGCGCCTTTGTATCGTGCCGGTTCTAGCAGTGGCCTGAAGACAGATGCTGTCTCAAACCGTAGGATTGCACTCAAACCTGCGTAGCCTCAATGATGACCCGCTCGATCTTCTGTGGCGACATCGATCCATCACTCGACAGATTGTCTAGCTCTGTGCGCTCTCTGTAGCCGTGGTTGACGTTCATCATCATCTTGGTCATCGGTGCATTGAACTCACCTGCAAGACCTCGGTTGATCAAAGTCTTGGCCTGTTTTCTCAGGATTGTCTCTAAGGTGTCCGAAAATTCTTCGATCTCGTCACGCCATTTGTAGACTGTAGACCTTGCTACGTCTATGTGATCTGCGAGTCCTTCAATGCTGTGTACGACTTCATCCTCCGGCAGATTCTTGATGTAGTCCTCTGCCTTTTTCTGGATTGTCGCGTTGTACTTGGTTGGTCTTCCACCTGCCATCTCTGTGCCTATAGCGTCCAAAGTGTGTATAGACGCTTTATAACACATTTCAAAACTCTTGGTGTTGCCAGTCACCACAATCTTGTCCTATTTTCAACAGAGCATTCATGATCGTGA